TTTTTGTCTGCTTCAGTATAGCCCCAGTCTGCCTAATTTGCAAGGCCTAAATTTCTACGGGTCTATGATTCGACCCGAAATATTTTATCCCGCTATCGCACACCAACGCCAACAAATCAGGCGCGTTTGTGACTCTGTGATAATCGGGGCGTCCTCTTGACGAGGTTTTAACCTCTATAGTATACCGCATTTCATTTTTCATTGCTATCATATCGTAATGGCCGGAAAATCCTAAATAAACATCATAGCCATGTTTTGTTAAATCAGCGGCCACCACTAATTCGGACTGCCGCCCCTGTTTAGTAGGACTTATCATTTATGCCCTATGACAACATCTCCGCCAGGGCGCAGCCAATACCCCGGTTCTCTATGTGGCTCACCGCTGTCTCTCGAACAGCCTGTCAGACATGCGCTAAGGCCCCAAGAAAGCCCTAGGACGAGCAATAATAGTGCTTTGATAGATAATCTCATTGTACCCCCCATGGAAGGCTTAAACGCCTGTTTTCGATCGTCCGCCATGCCCCGTCGACTTTACACCACACGGCATTGCCTCGCGTCTCGCATTGCAGTGTAGCCGCGAATGTGTCCCATTCCGTACGGGCGGCTAGCCTATCCGCTAGAATGTCCATAAGCTCACTGCCATAGGTCCAAATGGTGAAGACGGCTATAAGTACTTTTATGCTCTTCATTGTTACCCCCTATTTTACTGGCTCTGGTAGACATTTGGCATGGCGTACCAGGCTACCTACGCGCACGTGCTGCCGTGTTTCCGATTCGAGGAAGTCTACCGGCTTGCTACAGACAAAGCACCGCTGCATCCAAGGCCGCCCGTCTGCTGTCAACGTAGGCTTAAGCATGAACGGATCAGTAATCATATCTCTCGCACCGTTTGTATGAAAATAACGGCAGCTAGCACATACCAAAATAACTGCATTACATCGGCGGGTATCATATCAGGCTATCTCTGTAAAGCGAATTTGACGCACTACTCTATAGGGTGCTACAGGGTTGTCGCTGTTGTATGGCCGCGTAACGGCTATCCGGCCAGGATATAAGGCAATGCAACGATCTAAAGCTTTGCTTGTGAGCTTGTCGTTTTTGATACTATGCCATTGATTTGGATATCGTTTTAAAAATTCTATTAAACGTTGGGAATGAATCGTGCGTGTTAATGTTCGCATGTTTTATACCTCCATGACTAGAATAACCCCACAATCCCATTTTGTCAAGGCCTAAAAGCTACCTACTATACCAGATATAGCAAATAATGCAATAAATCTTTTTATGCCTGAAATTTTATAGAAAATTCATGCAGAAATGTGTCATGCGTTTATGGGGGTATGTGGGTATATCGGGAGAGGCATAGAGATATGCTTCTCTTTTTATTTGCAATAGCGTTTAAGATTGTTTGCCCCCGAAAGTGAGACACTCGGTAGGCAAGGCGGCTGCGGTCGCATAATTCAAATTTGGAGTATAGGCATTCTCAGATGCTTATACCCTTGTCTTCTTGCGTTTAATTTTTAATTGACGACTAATCGCCGCCGCGTAGTTGGCTAAGCAGTTTGCGGATGGTGTTGACGTTAGCGAGGATAAGCCCCGCAGGGGCCCGAGCTAGACGCTACGGCGTAGTGTATAAGTGATATATAATACAATATGAATAATCAGCTAGAGTGTTACTGCTTAGAGTATAGCGACTAGACATTTAGCGGCTATACAGCGTGAGTCTTAAATCATTACGTTTTAACGGCGCGTTTTTGTTAGGACTCTAGTGGTTTAAACCGTAGTGGCGTAATGATTAAAGTAACTGCGTTATATTGATCTATTAGACGAATATACGCTATCTATTATCGAATAGGCGGCTTATGGACGCGGATATAGTACCTACACAACCTATCGTTACCCGTTCAATGCCTAAAGGCGGCAGGCCGGTAGGTTCGACTAATCTACACTCAAAATATCCTAGTTCTATTGCTACTAGGCTTAAAGCCGCCGGTATAGATTGGATAGTGTCATTTGGCGCGGCTATAAAGTCTAACGATAAACAATTATTAACATTGTGGCTTCGCCTGTTACCGTACCTGATTGTTACCCAGGGACATAAGCGTGTTAAGCATTTTAAAGGCCGAGCGAGCAAGGCGGCACTGCAAGCGCTGGACGAGTTAGAGAAAGGGGAATAGCATGCTAACAAAGTTTTACACATGGCTGCGCGGTCTATTTGATAGTTCACCTATCCATTTGGCGATAGCTAGACGTTATCAAGATGCTAACGGGCACTATATCGGGGAATTGTACATGTACTCCACATTCGCAGGTGTAGGTACGTATCGCCTTGTAGGCTGCTCACTAGATAGCCTAGCATTAGATTTAACGAGCTTATCGCTAGGAGATGAGCCGGACACGCTAGACCTAGAGCATGACTTCCTTGCGCCAATGGCCGCTAACACGCTGCGCGTAGGGGCTGCTGAGCCCGAGGACAACGAGGCAGTGCGTAAGATGATAGGCAAGCTGCCACGTAGGAATATACGGCTAGTCATTCAAAATCGTTCTATTGAAAGAATACTTGAGGGGAAGCAGAATGATCGGCATTAAAGGATTTCAGAAGGGCAATAGATTAGGCTATCGGCGGTTCTGCCCACAAGGGCACGACACTACCGTTACAGGTCGCGATAAGAATGGTAGTGTTAATGGTACTTGCAAAATATGTCGACGATTGAGTATCAAATCGTCTTATCGTAAACATATAGATTGGCATCGTAACTATAGACTAAAGACTACTTTTGGTATTACGCTATCTGAATATAACGCTTTGTTCGCGTCTCAAAACGGGCTTTGCGCTGGATGTTATAGGCATCAGACGATGTTTAAGACTAGACTTTCAGTGGATCACGATCATGCGACGGGTAAAGTACGCGGCTTGTTATGCAAGGATTGTAATTGGATTTTGGGATCGGCTAAGGATTCCTGTAATACACTAGAACGGCTTGCGGCTTATCTGAGACAATATGGAAAACTATAGACCACTTTCATCGCCTAATACTGATCCTCAACTGCTGCTAGAATCGGGCGCAATGCAACTCAAGGATTTTAATCCGAAGGGTATGCTGCGGTTTGCTAATAGAGTTTGTATATCGTGTGATGGACCGATTATGGAGCATTGGCTTAGGCCGAATGACGACCCGGATCTACGCGGCGAGTACTGGTGTCTTCGAGATGGCGGCACATATAGCTTAGGCATAGCGGAGTGTACGGCGGATATACCGGAAGGATTTGGACGATAGGTTAATTGGGGGACAAATGAGAAAAGGATTATGGGAAGACATAGAATGTGTTAGCGGGGCAATTTCTGATAATTTAGCCGCCTACAATGGCTCTAATAACTCTTTAGCATTGTATGGAGTACACAGAGAATCTAAACAGGAATATCGTGTGCAAATTCCTACATATAACATGAACTTACTAGAGCGACTAGGATGGCTTCTTTTTAATAGATAAACGACTACTAAAATAAATCGGGGGATAACATGGACGAAATCAAAGCAATGCCGACGTTGACGCTACAGCAGCAGAAAGAGAATACAGAGAATGTACGTGATTTATTCGCTAGGGCGCGTGATTATATCGCCCAGGCCAATCATCCCGGGCATTTAGGCATGAAAGTCGCTGAAGTGCTTAACTTCTTACAGTTCCATTACGCTGATTTCAAGCTACGGGCCGAGAATGTGGCCAAGCAGATCGAAGCCGAGGCTAAGGCTGAATTGAGTAAAGTAGACGCTGCAAAGGCGCAACAAGTGGTTGATACGACGTTGGCCGATACGGAAGCGCCGAAAGCGTAATGGATATGAACGGCAATCATCCACGCTGTGAATGCCACGATTGTACGCAATATCGGGCTAGGCAGGAAGTCGGATTCTGTCGTCCGTGTCCCGTATGTGGAAATCTAGGGACTCATGTCTGCTCCGGTGCTGGATCGGCCCAACAAACTGGTTCATGGCCTCCGGGCACGATAGTTTCGTGACCGATGAGCAGAAAGCCATCGAAGCAAGCTGGCAGATAGGGCGGCTGTACGTTCATTTGAATCTATCGCAGCGCAAGATATACGATGCGTTCAAGATAAGCACGGGCAGGAATTCTAAGTTCGTGGTGAACTGCAGCCGTAAGATAGGGAAGAGTGTCCTAGGTTTATTCCTGGGTGCTGAAGTGTGTATACAGAGCGAGAATGCCCTTGTGGCGTTCATAGCTCCCACAGTCGATGATGTTCAGGAGTATGTCCGCCAATTATGGGATGTAGTCTTTGCAACATGCCCTGAGCACCTAAAGCCGAGGCTTCGGAAGACGCAGATAGTGTTTCCAAACGGCTCAAAGATACTTTTTCGGGGAGTTGGTAAGGGTGTAGGAACGAGCTATAACAATTTGCGTTCTTTTGCCTTTGATTTGATTATTCTTGATGAAGCAGGGTTCAGTGCCAACCTAGATGAGATCGTTGACGGAGCCCTCGTTTCCACGCTTATACCACGCAATGGGAACATGCTTCTGTTGTCCACACCCCCCGTCACGCCTGACCACGCGTTTAAAGGTTATTGCGATCAGGCGGAAATAGACGGGGCCTATATGAAGCTGACTATACGAGATAGCCATTACTCGTTGGAACGGCAAGAGAAGTTTATCAAAGACCTAGGTGGGCTTACTTCTCATAAAGTACGGCGTGAGTTCTTTTGCGAGTTTGTTATTGATACAGACTTTCAGCTTTGTCCTGAGTGGAAGCCAGAATATGAAAGAGAGACGCCGAAAAACTCCGATACATTTAAACTATGGTTTAAATATGACGCACTTGATCCTGGGTGGACCGATCATTCTGTGTGCTTATTTGCAGATGTAGAGTGGGCAGTAGGGAAACAATCTGTTTTAGTTATCCGCGACGAAGTTTCTATGAAGAGTCCAGAGCAAACAACGGACTTACTGGCAGAACGGATCATAGAAAAAGAAAAGGAAGTATTTGGAGAACTAGAAGTAAAGAGGCGAATCTCAGATAACAATGCTCCTTCCCTTCTACAAGATTTCAATTTGCGGCATCACCTCTACTTCTATCCCGTGGAGAGCAAAACCTACCTCGACGTAATGGTATCTGACGTGAGACAGTTAGTTAAAGAAGGGCGCGTCCTTGTAAGTCCTAAATGTTTACAGATGCTAGGTTGCCTTAAGAACGGAGTATGGACCAAGACCAAAGGCGGAGCAAGAGGAAAAGAATTTTCTAGGTCAAAAACTTACGGGCATTATGATGCCTTTGCAGCCCTGATGTATTTAATCCGATCAGTAGATATGACGACTAATCCATTACCGCCAGCGTTTAGACACAATGAAGAGAACACATT